ATGACGTCATTGGTGAGGGTGCTATAGGTGTATGGCATCAGCGGCCAATCCTAATGAGCGTCTTGCCCCGTTCGCGGTCTTCTCGCATGGCGTCCCTGACGGCCCGTTCGTATTCGGCGCGCAGAAGGGTAAGGCGGTTGGCGTCAACGCGGGCTCCACGACGGAGGCCGATCCAGTAGGCCAGGCCGTAAGTGACGGCGGGCAGGAAGCGGCGGGGCACGTCGATGTTGTCGAAAGCCCGCAGCGTGTTTTCGGCGTTCTTCTGGATGGTAAGGACGACGGTGTAGGTCTGGTCTGGAAGCGGCCAGAGGTTCATAGTGTTGGAGTCACGGCGCCTATCCCACCAGTAACGGACGGGGCGGCCAGTCTGAGATTTGGTAGGAATTTCTGCCCATCTCTCGTAGCCATCACGGTCCAGAACGATGTCTGTGCTGGAGGTGCGGATGCTAGCGACGAGAACGTCGGAGATGGAAGGGCCGAAAGAAATGGAAGAGACGGAAGTGGAAACGGGGACGACGGTGGTTTCGATCTTGTGCAGAAGGACGTTCTTGTTCTGAAGGTCCGTCAGCAAGTAGTCGAGACCGCGCCGGGCGCTGATCAGTTCGTCAGCAAGGACGGGACCCCCGCCAACCATCGCGGCAGCATCCTGCAAAATATCATCGAACGTAGGATCGAAGTTGGATACGCCGCTGGTTGCCACGGTCGCTACTCTCTGCTACACGATCCCGTAGATAGTGACAAGCGGCCCGCCACCAGCATAGGAAGTGCGGACGAAGGGAACGTCAAGCTGAAAGGGCACGACAGTGGATGCAGCGTTTGCCGTCACTTCAGCGAAGGCAATCCACGGGCCGATGCTAGTGGGAGCAGCTTCGAGGAAGACGGTTGGACCGGCAGCGGCGCTCTTCTGGACGAAGAAGGTGCGGACTGGCGTGCCGTCGAAACGGTAGTCAAGGTCGATGGCGGGGCTGGTCGTGGCCGCCGAAGTCGACACTTGGAAAGGGACAAGGCGAATAGCCTTAATGGCGGGCATGTTATGCTCCTATGGCAAGGAGAGCAGGACCCGCCGAAGCAAGCCCTGCTACACCCCGTTAGATAATCTGAACGTGAACGATGACCGAACCGGCAGTCACCGCAGACGTATCAATGGACACAAGCGCCTGGATCGTGGTGTCCACCGCAAAGGGGATGGCATTCACCGAGATCTGGGCGGCAGTCGGCGCGTAGCTCTGGCGCCGGGCAGTGTTGACGCTGGTCGGGGACTTGATGCGAGCGGGAACACCCGCCGTACCAATGCTAAAGTTGGTCGTCGTGTTGTCGTAGCCAGTCGTGATGTCGAGAGTGGCCTCATAAACGCGAGAACCCTCGGGCGCCACGAACAGCGGAATGGTAGTCACGCCCACAGCCGTACCGGTCTGGGCGGTGCCGACAGTAACAGACCAGCGGCCAGAAACGCGACCCTCCCGCATGCTGACAACGTCAGGACCAAGCGGCTCATGGTTGCGGATATTGAGTGGATAGCTAAACGAAGTCATCTGATTCTCCTTGATGATGGAGGAAAGGGGACCGAAGTCCCCAATCCATTAGGTGGAACCAGACGAACCGAACCACTGACGCCAGTCAGACCAGCCGAAGCTATAACGCTCGCGGGCCTTGTAGCGCATGTTGCCGGTCAGGAAGTCCACATCGTCCTTCGTGGCCAGCGGCGCGCGGACGAACATCTTGGTGCCGTTCGGAACGTCCGTGCGGATAAACCAAGCGTTCGGGTCCGTGAACCGATGGTTGACGGTGTAGCCCTTCGAGAACAGGCCCATGTCCTTCATAGCGTTCGTGTCGTTGTCCGCCGTGCCGACCCGGAGATCCGAGAACAGGATGCGGTGAGCAACGAACTGAAGCTGCGGAGGAATGTGCAGGCTCACGGCGCGAGCGCCGATCAGCAGGCCACGGTCGTCCTTGGTCAGCGAGATGTTAATCAGCGCGGATTCAAGGGCGGTCTCGGACAGGTCCGAGCTAACGCGGTTGGACTGCGTACCGGCGGCGAGCGTCGGGTGGCTGGCCGAGAACAGCGGCTGACCGTCGCCACCAGCATAGAGCGAGCTAGTGGAGAAGCCGTTGTTGTAGACGTTAGCGGCCTTGACCTGCTTGGCGTTCGCCATCGCACGGCCCATCGCATTCGCCTTCATCTTGCCCGTCGTGCCATAGAGGTTGTCCTCGATAGCTTCTTCGGTGATGGCGAACGCCATGGCCACGGTCTCGTGGGTGTAGCGGCTCGTCCAAGCTTCAGACGCGGTGTCGAAGAACACCTGATCGCCTTCCGTCTTGACCGGGGCCGTACCAAAGCCCGTCATCAGCACTTCTTCTTCGAACGAGCGATCCGACTTCTCAACGTCGAAAAGCGGGGTATGCTCGTTGTCAATGCTCTTGTAAGCAGTGCCGAAGATAGCATTGAGGCCGGGGACAAGCTGCTTCGCGAATTGGGCGCGAGTCAAAATAGCCATTTTCTATATCCCCCTATTAAGCCGCAGACACAGCTTGGAGGATCGGGCCATTCAGCTTCACGACCAGCACCGGGAACGGATCGCCCCAGTTATTGTCGGGAATGTTAGCCAGACCCACAAGCTTCACCGCCGTATTGATGGCGGAGGTGCGGGAAGACGCCTGAAGCGCATAACGCGAAACCCCGTACACGGAGTCCACATCGCCGCCAGCAGCCGTCACGTTGAAGTTAAGGCCCAGGTCGCCCGCCGTCACCGAGGCATTCGCCTGGATCAGGAACGTCGCGAACGGGTTGTCGATGACGTAAGCCGTCGGACGGTTGGAACCGTCGAACAGGCCAGCCGAAGACACGTCAGCCGGGATGGAGTTGCGAAGCTGGGGGCCGGTAACGGCATCCACCCACGCAAAGCCGTTGGCAACGCCCAGCAGGGGGCCGTCACCGGTAGCACCAATCGAAGTAATAACGCCACCCGACAGCTTGACCGGAGAACCCTTGCCGAGGTCCGGGCAGTTAGCGCCGTTGGGAAGCGGATAAGCGCGGACTTCGTTGCCATGCGTGCCAAGGGCAGCCACGGCGCGGAGTCCGAAGGGTGCGAAAGAAGCGGGCACCTTATCCTCCTGTGTTTGTTATCCGAATGAGGGACGTCGCCCCCTGGAATAGCGTTTGGAACCTTCATTGGCAAAACGCTGCGCCCGGCCCGTACTGTCTTCGTAGCTTACCGTCTTCATATCGAAAGCCTGCTCCGCTTGAATGGCCCGGTCTTCGGCCCACTTTTGGATGGCTTCCGCCTTACGTCGCGGCAACTTCGCCAGAACAAGGTCACCATTGATAGCGGCGCCTGCCAGTGCAGAAATCTTGCTTTCGAGACCAGGGAAAACGTAACCGGCCGGAACTTGTTCCTGCGGCACGAATGCCCACCCTTCTCGCATGCGCTGAGAAATGTTATTGAAATCGTCCTGATCCCCATTCCGAAACCGGACCCAGCGATAAGCGTACTGGTCCGCATCAGGCATGGGAGGGATTTCTAGCGCATTTGGGGGATTATACTCCATCTCAAGGGAATTTTCAAGAGGCTCGTCGAGCGAGTTATCAGAAGTCATGCTCTTGCGCGGCATTACAGAATCTCCGTATATTGGCTGGTAGTTTGGGCAGCACGTTCGGCGCGGGCCTTTTCACGCGCATAATCTTCAACGCTGATGCCGAGGTGATTGGCCATCTCACGATCCGACTGGGTAATCGTGACACGGACCTTGCCCGGCGAAGCAGCGGGTGCCGCCCGGTTCTGGATGGTGGGATTAGCGGAGGAGCGCGCAGCGGTGCGGCCACCCAGCTTGGTGGGGAACTCAGTCTTGAGGCGCTTGTCCAGTTCCTCAAAGTAGTCGGGATCGTTAGGCCGGTAACCGTCAGCAACCATTTGTTGGTCGATGATACGGGCACCAGCCGTCATGACAGGGTCCTTGTTGAACCAAGTCTTGTTGCGCTCATACCACTCGGAGGCGGCAGGCGAAGGCTGCTTGCGGGCAGGCTGGTTAGGCTGTGTCCGCCCGGTCTGCGGCTGGATGTCCGACCCAGATTGCTGAGTCGGCTTCGTAGGGATCGAGCGGCGGTCCCTTTCAATCTGCTGCTTCTCGGCAACGAGAGTAGCCATCTTCTGCTGGACTTCGAAGATCTTCTCTCGGTCACCCGAGTCGAAGGCCTGATCGAACTCCCGACGCAGCCCCTGAATGGAGGCGTCCAGATTCTTGGCGTAAAGGTCATAGCCGATGGC